ATGACGGTGGGGGGTATCCTTCGCGAAGACCCCCCTCTACCCTTTTAAACGTCAAAGCAACGGTGTTTCTTGAAGTTTTTTGTTTTTCTTTCAAGAATTTTATCGAACTCGAAAAGAAATTCGAATTCAAATCTTTTAATTCAAAACTTGAAATTGTTTTTGTAAACAAAAAACTTTTGTTAAATGTTTTAAAAGAAACGAAAATGAAAAGTTTAGAAACGAAACTCAAACTTTTCTTTTAACTTTTTTGTAAATGCCTAAAAAATCGTTGGCCACAATTTCGTCAATGGCGGCTTCAATTTCATCAGCATTCTCCTTAGTTGAGAAAGCATCAGAAGTCTTTGCTATTCTTGCCAACAAACCACAAGAATTGTAACCATTTGTTACATCAAAGTTAAACCATTCTGTAAATTGCGTAAATGGATCATAAGGATTGTCAATTGTTGTGATTGCAACAAGCATTTCATCATTGTCCATAACTTATTTCTCCTTTCTTACACAATTTATTAGTTTGATTCTTCGTCATTTAAGTAATAACGAATTGTGGTGGCTGGCAAATTAAGGGTGGCGGCTATTTCAGACATAGTATAGCCAGAGTTAGCAAGCGACTTCATTCTGTTAACCACAGCTCTGCTAGGAGCGCTTTCTTCTTTCGGCATAGCCCTATTTCTTAAATCGTCGGGGTTAGCATAATTCATTAGCTTGGACAGTATATTAGTTGTTACTGCACCAGCTTGAATAGCTTCCCATTCTCTATCAGTGATGTGTATTTCTTTGCGATGGGCTCCTACTTGAATACGGGCACGAACTAATTCCTGTTGCTTAATTTTCTTAAGCTCAGCCTTAGTCATATCTGGGTACATCTTTTCTTTTTCGGCTATCCTAGTATTAGCTAAGATCTGGGCCTGTCTTTCTCTAGGTGCGTTCTTCTCGGCTTCATTTATCTGGGCAGTCAAATGGGCCACTTCGTTGGCATATACTTTCTTGGCAGATGGATTATACTCAATGTTCTTGGTGGAAGAGATTTCTTTTCTCGCCTGATTAGCCAAAGACTTCATCTTGTTAGCATAATCAGCATAGGCCAATTCGACCGGCGATCTATACTCGGAGACAAGGGTAAACGCGTCATTTGTTTCAGACATGGCATTCGATTCGGTCATGGCTTTTCGTCTGTCAATCTTAACGTCATTACCAGCTTTGACACTCTTTCCGTCATCGTTTTTATAAAAGATGCCGTCTTTTGTCTCGTATGCTGAGCGCCATGCTTTTTCTCCAGGGAGTTTTACTTTGATGTATTCTCTGCCTGTTTCAGTGTATAACTTCTCACCAGTATCAGGATCCCACATGTACCGTTTCATATTGCCGGTCTCAGGATTAATCCTAAGCTCCCCAGCTTTTCGTTCAGGAACGTCCCTCTTTGATTTGGCACGGGATATGATTGTAGACGCACCGTATCGGGTCTTTCCATCTTCATCCAAATGAGCCTGATACTTTCGCTTTAGTTCTTCAATGCCGTTTTCTTTTTCACTAAGTTTGTAGTTAAGCTCATGCTTTTCGGCATCAATTACAACCATAGAGTGTTTGACAGCTCTCGCCAATTCATCTGGTGTAGCACCTTTGATGGTCATGTCGCTAATCAAATTAGAAACAACTCCCATTTGCGTCTGGGTTTCACGCTTGGTCATTTTCTTCATGCCTTCGACTTTCGGATAAGCCATACTAGGATCAAATCCTTCGAGGTCCTTCAGCGGTGGCTTACTCTGTATGTCAACTTTCTTTGACAGCGGTATGACCATTACTGTATCGCCATCAAAGTCTGCACCGGAAAGTCTGGCTGCAACGTGTGCATTAATTCCGACTACATCTTTAGGCATCGTGCCAACCATAGACTTCCCTTCAGGAGCCTTATTATTGATGGTTACAATCGGAATCTCAAACGTGCCAGCATGAGGATAACGAATCAAAGCAACCTTATCGCCATTAGTATAGTTCGGTGCATATGCTTCATTATCTTTGAGACTCGGCATTGGAAGGATAACTTGGTATCTTTGACGAGGCAGAGCTGCAGCATCCAAGTGAACAGCAGTTCTATCACAACCATCAGCGAACTCTTCCAAGAAATGCTTCTTAATTACAGGGTTCGTGAGGGACATTATTTGTTCTAGGTCGGCTTCTTTGCTTGCTTTTGCCAGATCAAGTTGCTTGTTTACAAGCTTAATTGGCTGCTTAGACAAGAACTGAGAAGGAAGTTTCTTAGACCATTCGTCCCAGTCGCCTTCATCTGCTCGTTTGTTGATCAAAGACAAAGACTGCTTCTTCCCAGTAACTGGGTCAATATAAGAACCATTTGGATCGTCATAATACCGCTGCCCGCCATGCTCTTTGATAAGAGAACCGAAAGGATTGTCGGCATCGACGTTGCCTTCCTTGTCTCTTTTAACAAGCTTAAGAACAGTATTGTCTTTTGGTCCGAGAGCAGGTGTGTCTTTAGATTTATTGGTATTGAATCTAACGTCTACCCCATCAGGAAGATCGTCAGAATATACGGCCATTCCTTTGAGATAGTGTGTTCCGTCAACCATGATTCTAACCTGAGAATAGTTAGAACCGCCAAGAGAAATGTCCTCTACTCCTCTACGAAGTTCAATCAGGCCATCCTTATCCTTACCACCATCTTCTTCGTAAACGATTTGAAGACGCTTGGAATCGAGACTAGAAGGGAACTCGAATCCCTTTTTAAACGACTTACCATCATCATAAGAAATGTAATCTTTAACTGATTGAATCTTATCCTGATTGTTAACCGCTTGTGCGTATGTCGTTCCGGGAGGGCATAGAACAGCAGTAACCGTTTGCTGTCCAGCATTAGTCGCTTGCTTTACACCTATTCCGTGAACTTCATAACCCTCTGCTTCAAGGATTACTCGGGCTTCTCTAAGCTTTTGTTCAGAGATACCAAGTTCTTTCTCGACGCCCTTACCAATATCAATCATGCCTTTCTCAGCAACTTGTTCTTTAAGGAACTTGGCTGTGGTCATGGCCTGATTTTGTCTGGCTTCGGTATCTTCATTAAACAGTTCTCGCACCGACGATTCATTAATTCCCATACGACGGCCGATCTCGCTGGTGTTTAATCCTCGATCTCTAAGCTGTCTAGCTATGACAACTTTGTTCTGACGTTCCTCGTGCCTGGCAATTGCTTCATAAACACGTAAATTGGTCGTCGGCTCACCTAAGGATTCAGCAATTTCTTTTTCAGAAAACCCCTGCTTCTTGAGTTCTCTTACTCTATCAAGAAACGCTTGTGGACTATCAAATTCGGGTTTGAAATTAGGATCGTGTTGATAAGGATTGTCTCCGGATCCCCAAGGATAACGACCGGAACGGCGTTTTACACCATAATGAATAATTACATCATCCTGATTGCTCATCGTCATACTCCTTTGCTCTTGATTGTTTCGATTATCTTATCCGACTCGATGATTTTGTCCATTATTGCGGAAATTTCTTCGGGTGCCGGATTGTGAAACAACACTTCAGAAGATTGATAGATTCTGAGCTCAATCTTATCAATTGACTCAGGCTTGATATTATACTCTAAACAAAATAGAGCCGCATATATCATTAACTGCTCCATATGAGCCTTAATGCTACCGCTCTTATAGTCATGAATTCTGAGGGTATTGAAATTAAATGAAATAGCATCGGCAGTGCCGAAACAGTTTTCAGAGTAATATAATACTTGCTCAGAGTTCATTCGGAAACCTATAGCGTCATTTACGAATGGCACCAAGGTTGCAAGAATATCGTCCACATTAACTGCACTGTTGAGAAGGCCGTACTTTGCCAACTCAAGCATAACCATGTGGCGGTCCATCGATTTGGATAATTTTATTTTGTTCGTGATGCACTCGTGTGCAAGGTTGTGCAACGCGCTTCCGACTAAAGTAGCATTCTGCTGAAGGTATCTCAATTTGAGAAGATCCTCATTGTAGTTCAGCCAATGATACTTACTTGCTCCTAAGAATGCGTGCTGCCCTTCTAGGTTCGAATGTGTGTTGAAGATCATTAAGAACTGCCTCCTTGTTCTCTGGATAAATGAATCTTGAAAACGACATAGCATTCAATTTTTCCACGTAATACTCTTGGTTAGGTTGATGCTTGGCCGTAGCTCCTCTTTTACATTCAAGCGTAGCCCATTTGTTTTTATACAAAATGAGAATATCCGGGAAACCTTGGAATGGTTCCATCTTTGTCACGATTGCTTCAGGAAAGAGTTCTTTGATCTCCTTGATTAGTTCTGATTGGAACTTGCTTTCTAGTTTCAAAGTTGCCTCCTTCCAAAAATATAAAAGAGAATAGAAAATGCATTTTTTCCTATTCTCCCCATAAAAGAGCATGTTTTTGACGCGAATTTTAAAATAATAAAAAAGAAGAGAGCGTGTAGCTCTCAATCTTTATTACCATTATATTTCGGTACTTCAATTCCTAAAATATTCCACAGAGTTTTGTTGAATTTCAAAAGCATCACCGCCCAAGCAAACTTGTCGATTGATTCGAGTTTATCGAAATGCCACATTGCAATCTTACCAAATATCTTTTTGGTTAATTTGCTTTTGGCTTTCTCATAAACACGCATAGCACGACACATGCCATTAATGTGATATTGCTTTTTGTCCATTTTTATTTTCCTCCTTGTGTTATTCCATAATGCATCATGTTTTCATCGCGAAAACACTTCTGCCCACTTTGCCCACCCTTTTTCGCAATCTATATAAATATATTAATTTTTTTCTCACGCTAATTAATAAAAAGGGTGGGCAAAGTGGGCAGAGGCCCAAAAAAGCCCTAAATCACTGGGTTTTTTACTGCCCACTTTTGTTTTAAAAAGTGGGCACAGCCCGGGCATTTGCCCACTTTTATGTAAAATCTATGTAAAGAAAACACACAAAACCCACTTTTAGGGTGGGCATTGCCCAGTTTTGCCGACAAAAAGTGGGCACAAAATATCACGTCCGCACAAGTCGCAAACGAGTATTTTTAACCAAATTTTCAACGTCCGCACAACTCAGAACAAGTCCCAAACGCAAAAAAGAAAAGGCCTTGCAAATATCGCAAAGCCTTTCCAAAAATCGTTAAGCTTCTTCCTCTTCCTCGTCAGGCTTATAAGCGCCAGCGATCTTCTTGGCGCATTCGCCGCACAAATCATACTGGCGATTAACCTGAATCCCGTCCAGCCCAATCTGACCAGACAAAGACAGATTATAAACATCTGCAGTGTTCACAAGGAGTTTTCCACAACGATCACAAATAGTAGCTTTACTCATTTTATACCTCTATCTTATTTAATAGCTTTGTAAATATCAACGCCAGGATCAGCAACAATCGCTCGAACACTATCACCTTTTCTCGGAGCAATATTTCCTTCAAGATTGATGCTAATACTTTCGTTTACGGACGCGGCATCCATTACTTGATTATCCGCGTAAAAGCAAACCGGCTCCTCTTGCGAAACCTGAATATCAATGTGTGAAAGGCTCACTCGTACGCCCATGGTTTTTCCGGAGTATTCAAAAGTGAGCCAAATCGGTTCGTTAATCTTCAGATCTGCTATGTCAACAAACCTGGTTCCGCAATACAGGCACTTATCGGTATCGATCGGTGCACCGCAATTTGGGCAGTTAGTGTAACGAGTTCTCATACTGCAGGAGCAATCGTGTCTGCTTCAGCAGATTCCCAAGGATACCGCCCGCAATGCTTCTTGGGCTCGTCCATGACAAAGTTCTTAACGCTAATGGCCTGGATGTGGTCGAACGTAAAAGGCTCTTCGTTTCTCATAGCCGCAGCGAATTCGCGATTGAAATCGTCGACAGTCTTGATGCTATCTTCGTCCTTGACGTTGTACACAACAGTTACATTGGCTTTGATTACAGCAGTTACTTCTTTCATGTTTGCCTCCTATATAGTTTTTAATTGGTTATTCTAATTCTAAATAGTCCCACTCAATAACGTTGTCCCAGTTTATTAGTCGGTTCCAGTTTCTATTGATGACAAAGGTATATAAATCATCACCTGGCTCCATTTTATATGGTGTGAAATAATGCCGTTGATAAGTGCAGATTTTTTCTTCAGGATCCAACACCACTCCCCAATAAGATCCGATAAGAGTGGCAATCGAGTCTTTTAGTTTTATCTTAGCCGATATCAACTTAGTCCCAAGACGATGCGCAACTATACCACGGTTATCGATAGTGTATTCGGGGAAAATACTATTGGGTTTCCATTTGCCAGAGTTATCGTGCGGAGGGACTGTCATGAAATCCGAAACAAGGTCTTGAAGTTCGGCGGCACAATCCTCACACAACTCGTAGAATTCGGTATCGAACTTGTGAAGATTAAGATCCTCACTACTCTCGACTTCTTTTCCGCACCGATCGCATTTGTAAATCCGCATTTTCTTCCTCCTTAAGTTTCTGTTTTACAAAGTCCCAAAAAGAAACGGTCTCCTCCTGTTCAGGATTAGGCCGCTTTCTATCCTCGTCCATTTTCTTAATGTCTTCTTCACGAAGAATACCACCGCGATAATGCTTAGTCATCTGTCCCATCATCAAACCCTCTCAAAATGTGAAATCGTCATCAGAGTATTCCTTTTCCATCTTATATTGAAAGTTTTTATGTATAATAAAAAACGTATAAAGCGCGCACGCGATTCCAAGCAGCAAAGCCGTAATGGCAAACGCGACCAGTA